CTCTCGACCACCACATGGTTCACCTTGTATTTTTTTGCGATATGGCTGAGTTCAGTCAACGTGGTATCGTCGTAGCCGCCAGATAGACCGCCACAGGCTACCACGAATAGATAACCGTTTAGCATTTTAACGACAGCGTAACCTGTTTCGTCGGCACCCCTACCGCTAGGGTCAATAGACATAACAGTACCTGAGAAGTCTGCAAAGACATCCCCTACGTTCATAGGTGGGTACATGCGGTCACCACGCATAGCTGCGTTGGGTAGGTCGTTTAACGCACGGTCCTCTAGTGGACCCCAAGTTAATCTCAGCGGTCCCTGTTCATTATCTACGGACATAACAATCAGATCACGTACTTTGAGCGGGAAGCGTTCCATATCCGATAGCTGGGTCGAAAGCATAAACTGCATCGCAAACCCTGCTTTACCGTAGGATGCCTCACGTTCCAGTAGATCACTCTCGTCAAACCGCAGGGGGTCTGTAGGTGCGCTGGGTTGTAACTTTAGGTCAGTAATGAACTTAGCTAGGCTGTCGCCATACTTTTCCATCTCTTCTTTTGCGGGCATACGTGCGGGCCATATCTGGCACTCGTATCCGCGTTCTGGAAGCTTGGAGTACAGACTATCCTCTGTCTGAGGTGTACCCAAGAAGACCACGCGAGATGAAGGTAAAGGTTTAAGAACAGCGTCGAACTCCTTGATAGTCTCAGCTAATTTGTCGCGCATCTGTTGGGTGCCTGAGTTGTTCAAGACCTCAACGTCATCGGCAATAATCAGGTCAGCACGTGAACCTGTGATCTGCGAGGTGATACCCACAGATTTAACGCTTGGTGACTGTGACGCAGTAGCCGGACCTACATCAAAACTAATCTTAGACTGTCGTTGTTCTGTTCTAGGCTTGAGGTATTCTAAACCTTCAAGTTCCCAGATAAGTCTTTGACAGAATGTGGAAAATGCGTCTGCGCGTTCTTTGGATGCAGACACCACCAGTATTTTTTCTTCAGGGTCTTTAAGTAATCTCCAGACAACGTAACCCGCTGTAAGGTGTGATTTACCTACCCCACGGAAAGCCTGTATGATTGAACGCTTGGGTCCATGCTGCAAGTAGTCTGCTATGTTTAGCTGTACAGGTGTGGGTTCAGGTAGTCCTAAGTGTTGGTGGACGTAGTAGACGAATATCTTAAAGTCTGATCTTATTTTTTTGTGAAATGGGGTATCAGGTATAGCCATGATAATCCTTAATGAAAAAAAGAGGCCCACTGAGGAGCCTCTAATTTCTTATGTTAAGTCTACGATTTCACAGGAACCGCCAGTACATGCTAGGGTCTGTGATCCGGCAGTGTTATCCTCTGCCTCGTATTCTTGGAGTTTTGCCCAATCGATACTTGTCGGCATCAAGGATGCTAACTCGTCGTAATCGGACTTCCCTATTTCTTCATAGGGTGCTTGTTGATATGTGTGTTCGTTGTACGGTAGGAACGATACGCCTGACATCTCATCGAAGTGAGCATAGACAAACGCACCTACTTCAAACCACTCATCGCTTTTGACGTTGATCGTCACGCTAGGTTTATGTTCACACCATGCGCGTTGATACGCCAACCACATTTTAAGTTGATCGATAGCTGATACATCCTCTGTTACTTGTGCATTTTCAGGGGCTTTCACGGGAAAGCTAAAGACCATTGTTTGGTCTGGTTTAAATACATCAGGTTCAGATGGAATACCTTGATCAACCATGAACTGTGTTAGTGGGTCTTTCATGTCACCACGCACCCGCCGAATATAATATGGACTATGACGAGCATGTATCCCACTAGCTGAGTCACATAGCTGTGAGACAGTTCCGGATGGTTTGTTGCAAGTTATAGCGGCGGCTACGGGAATGCCTAACTTCTCGGCCCACTCCTTGTTGGTTTCCACAGCGACTTCCCGAAGATGACTTAGAGTTGCCTCTAGGCCAGCATTCTTCAGGTTCATCAGTGGGTTATCCATCACGCCTGTGCCTGTGAGTGACACACCCAACAAGCGTTCTTCTTCGGTATTTCGCTGCCACACTTTTCGCAAGTATGGGAAGCTTGTGTATGTTGATTGGATGGTCCCAAGGATTGTAGCCACTCGTACCTTGCGAACAAGATCGTCGAGAGTATCCGTAGCACGGACAACACACTCTGTAAGATTACAGAATTGATAGGGACGAAGTATGATTTCTGAGCCTCACACCACGGGGTTACAGTAGCTTACCCGCTTGTGCGCTGGACTATCGCATACGCATTACTGCGCCCTTTCCGCTTAGTCTCTCACGCTGCCATTACGCTTGCGCCCTGTCGCCCTGCTACGGGCTTCCAAGTCAATCAGGAAAGGTTTTAAATCCGCACTTAGTCGCTTACGGATTTGTCCCAAAGTCGTATGACGCATCTCTGCGTCCGTTTTTCTCAGCTTGTTTCTTTGATGCCTCACGGTTGAAAATTCCTCGTTCACCACTACCACTCTCGACCAACGCCATCCATTCACGCATGAAAGACATACTGTCTGGTTTCTCGGTGTATGACACTGAGTTGTTAGCCAAGGCACGTTGTGGGTTGTTGTTCCACCACTCGCCTGACTTCGCATGACGCATACGATCATCAGATAGGTTAGATAGAGAGATCATGGCTGATCGCCGTACACCGCCTACAACAACAATCTGTCCAATGAAGCACATGACATCATGACATTCGATTGAGGATAGCTTGCGGCCCTTGGCGTTCTTGAAGACGTTCACAACGAAGTTGAACAGGTCTACCAACGGTGCTGGACCAGACGCACGACCACCAAACGTTTTAAGCTTGGCACCCGCTGGGCGTACTTTTGACACATCCCACTTCGGGATTTCACCTGAGTACAACAATGCAATCAGTTGTCGCAGTGCTTTAGCCCAACCCTCTTTGCTGTCCTTAACGATAATCGTTGTATCGCTTTCGAACATTAATTCAGGTACTTCTGGTAGCTTGTTAATGTATTGACGTTCAACAGAGAACCCAACACCAGTACCACACAGTAGAATGAACATAGCTTCGTCAAAAGCCTTGGGGTCATCCACAGGTAGATACGAACAGTTATAACCGGCAGTGTTGTCACGATCTAACGCAGGTCCAGCGGTCATCACCGCTCTCATACTTGGCATTACCTCTAGATTAAGGATAGCCTCTTCGATCTCCGTCTTGGTGTATCCATCGACCTTCTCACCGACAACGTGTGTCATGTAACGGTCAACAGTTTCACCCCAGTTTTCTCGACGCTGTTCGTCTTCTAACCAACGGGCATATCGTGATGTGTGGATGAATGCTTGGTAATCTGTAGGGAAGTAATTGCTCATACGCCACGCCCCCGCTGATCTTTGTCTTCACCAAGCCAAACCATGCGATCAATATCGGCACGGTTGATCCCAATATCTTTGAGGTCTTTGTCAGTTAGACGGTTAAGTTGTTTGATTGCTTCGCGGTGTGTACGCCAAGTTGCTAGATAATTGATGTATCGCCAGAACCAACTCATCGTTTGTCTCCTGACCCACCAAGCGTTCCACGTTCTTGACGTTCACGCAGTTTCTTCAGATTGTTTTCAGCAATGTCTTCAAGTGCTTGACCTAAGTCTTGCGACAGCACAGCGAGATACCACAGGACATCCCCAAGTTCTGAGGCAATATCTTGTTTAGTTTCTTTATCAAATTCACCGTTCTTATCGCGGTAAACTTTTTTGATAGTTGATAAAAAGAGAGGTCCATTCTCGCTCCTAAGTTTGGGTTACCTAGAAACGGTGAAGAATGGCCTCTTAGTTCGTGTAATATTCTTCGCTATCAAAATCAGGCAAAGCTTTCATCAATTCAGTCAAACCTTCGTTCTCAGAACCAATAGCTTCAATGTTGTTATCTTTTAAAAATCTAATAGCTGTTGATAATTCAGCCGCACTCGCTTCACCTGTCTGAATACGTTGTAAGAGTTCAGCGGCGATAGCGGAATGGAGTTCTCCAAGTAAATCTTTAGTTGCAGACATGTTATACCTCACAGGCTCTGTCTAGAGCGTCTAGGAGCGCGGAACCAGTTATGACTGACTGATTACCCCCGTCCTCTATTAAAGCTTCCGTATGGAAGTCTCTGAGTCTCTCTGTGCCATCGCAGATAGCTTGTTCACTTGTTGCGATTGCGCAGCCACTCACGAGCATCGTCAGCGTCACGCTTAGTGGTAGCAGCTTCATCGATGCGCTCCCGTGTTTTAATGTAATTCTCAGCTTGCTTCTGTGCTTGTTTCTGACGGGCAGACGCAGCACCCTTGAAGAAAGCCCCTAAGATGACAACTAGGAGCGATCCCGCCCCTAGCAGCCATTTTTGTAGATACGAGGTAATCATCGATCACCCGCGTTCCATTTAACGATACGTTCTTTAAGAATGATCAAAGCTGTTACGGCGATAACTACTGCACCACCAATGGCGATAAGCTGCGCTGTACCGTCAAGTGATCCAATAGCTGTAACACCCGCACCCGCCGCTGTACCTACTTGTACAACAGAGGCTTGCATGGTTTTACTTTGTACTTTCTTTTTACGTGGTTGTTTTAGGGTCCGTACTCCCAACAAACGGTCACGTGGGTATGGTGCAACTGAAACTTTGTTTCCTTGGTTGCCCCCTAGAACGTAGATATTCTCATCGTCGTGATGCGAATAGAATGCAACGTGTCCTTTCCATCCTTTTTTAGAACCTCGCCAGAATACCACGACATCACCCTTCTGGGCGTTGTTTATGTCTACTGGTTGGCCCCAATCTAGATAAGAACGAGCGTTTAGTTTACCACTGCCTTTGACACCACACTCTGCTAATACTGCGCCGACGAATGCGGCACACCAAGGTGTTTCATCATCTTGCACGTAGCCGTGACCGGCATCCGCGAAGAACTTAACAATTTGGTCGTTGTGTTTAGCAGCGGGGTACTCTTTGACCCCAAGGTAGTCTTCGGCAATGTCGAATATATGATGTGACATTTGTTACCTGATAAATATTAAATAAAGTATGAAAGCTGCGCCAGCGAAGCCTAGAATAATAAACCCAGCAATCGCTAGTGCTTCGACTAACTCTTCACGGGCTTTCTCAGCTTCTAACCTTTCTTGCTTTCGGCGTTTACGGGCTTCGGCTTGATACGCGACAAAATCCTGATATAGCCCCGCGCGGCCCTGATATATCATCAGTTGTTTTAGATTGTGTTCATGTTCCTTGATCTGTTCAAGTGCCAAGAACTCCTCTAAATCATTAGCCGTTTGGGGTTTTAAAGAAGCCATAAAGCCGGTCTGTTTCTTTTTGACCTTCTCTTGCAAGACTTCTTTATTTGCAACGATTGTACCGATTTGCTGGGCGCACTGACTTAGTGATTTCCCGTTCTGTACAAAAGTCTTTATGGTCTGGAATGCCGCGTTGCAAGCTGCGAGTTCCGCAAGCATTACTTACTGTTTCGTGAGGCCATCTTTTCGACAGCCGCACGTATTGCTTTTATATTCTCATCTATACGCGCCATAGAGACAGCTTGCTCATGAACCATGTCTTCAATACGGTTCACTCGTAGTTCCATCTCTTTGATGTTGGTGGTGTTGCGATCAATGTCTCCAAGCATCATTGATACCGTCCACACTATCGCAGCACCTTGAGTAATTAGGCCAAAGATGAGAGTTATGGGTACACTTTTAGATAAGTGCCAACTCTCTTGATTAGACATGTTATTTATATAAGTTCATCATGCAGCATCCTTAACTGCCTGTGGTGTTGCATCGACTACCGCCTGTGCCGCTGCACGCTCTTCGTTGTCAGTGGTAATCAGTGGGTTCTCAATGGTTTCC